AAAACATGATGCTACTGAAATGGAAGAAGCCATGAAGCATCATAAAAAACATGATGCTACTGAAATGGAAGAAGCCATGAAGCATCATAAAAAACATGATGCTACTGAAATGGAAGAGTCTACACTAGATGAAATCTTAGCCGAGCTAGATGCTCTTTCTGAAGAAAATATCGAAGAAGGAGATCACACAGTCGATGAAGGACACGTTCCCGAAGACGGCTACGTTGGAAAAGCAGGCAGAGGTGCAACCGGTTATAATGAACGCGCCGGAGTATCACATGGCGATGGAAAACTTCACGAAGCTGATGATGAAAAAGAAGAAGAAGACGACGAGGCTGAAGAAGCCGGCGAGGACCTTACTAAAGACATCGAAGCGGCTAGAGGCGGTGAAGAGCAAGAAGTAGTTGATATTACTGTAGGTGAATTGAAAGACATCATTCGTGATGTATTCATGCAATTACAGGGCGGTGATATGGCTCCTGGAGCATCACTAGATGGCGGTACTGAACTTGCAACAGATTTAGGAAGCGGCGGAGAAATGGAGGCAGGAGAAGAAGAAATCTCTCTTGATGAAATTCTAGCTGAACTTGAAGAAGAAGAGCATAAAATGGAAGAAGTTAAGAAAAAGCATCACCACAATGATAAAGTAGATGAAGGTACAGGACCGGGTGGTGAGATCGATCCTAAAGCCGAAAGCACTTACAAGGTTGAAGAAATTAAGAAAGAGCTTAATGAAGCTGTTAAAACGATAAAAGCACTTAAAACCGAACTTAATGAAATCAATCTTTTCAGTGCAAAACTTCTATATGTAAATAAAATATTCAAGGCAAAAAATCTTTCTGAATCACAAAAAACGAAAGTAATCAACGCATTTGACAGAACAACAACAATCAAAGAGGTTGAGAATACTTACAAAACTTTACTTGAGTCAATTAGTGTAGAAGCTAAAAAAACTTCACTTAAAGAATCCGTAGGTTTTGCATCAAAACCAATCGGTAGCGCTCCAGCTCGTCCGATTGTTGAAGCCGATGCTTTTGTATCAAGATGGCAACAGCTTGCTGGAATAAAAAAATAACAATCTCTAAACTAAACATTAAAAAAATGTCAAACCTAGTTAATTCCCTTTTAGAAAGCGCTAACCCATATACCGATCAAATGGGGGTTAGTCAGAAACTTGCTAAGAAGTGGGCTAAGTCCGGCCTACTCGAGGGTTTGAAAGATTACGACCGAACTAATATGGCCGTTATTCTTGAAAACCAAGCAAAACAACTCGTACTTGAATCTTCTACAACTGGTGGTGGCGTAACCAACGGTGCAACTTTTACTCCTGGTAATGGTGAGCAGTGGGCTGGTGTAGCTTTACCTCTCGTTCGTAAGATCTTCGGACAAATTGCATCTAAAGAGTTCGTTAGCGTACAGCCAATGAACCTTCCTGCTGGTCTAGTATTCTACTTAGATTTCCAGTATGGTAACAACATCCCTAAGCCTTTCGTAAAGGGACAATCTGTTTATGGTACTCTAAACCAAACAGCTACTAGCGGATTCGGTAACTTAGCCTCTGGTGGTCTTTATGGTCAAGGCCGTTACGGATATTCTATCAACCAGTTTTCTGCTTCTGCAGGTACAGTTGTAACAACTGCCGCAACTTTTGCTAACGTTAACTTCAACAATGACTACTCTCAGTCTGTTGTAGATAGCAAGATGATTCAGATCGCAGTTCCTACTGCTTCTTTAAGCACCCCTGACCTTAACGGTATCCGTGCTTTCGAATTGAGCGCTAGCTCTGCTATACTATCCCCTTCTACTTTGATTAATGATTTTACTACTTTATCCGGTGGCGATATCTTATTCTATGTAAGCGGATCAAATGCAGCAGCTATCGATGCTGTAACCGGTTCGATTATTGTATTCTACAATAAGCAAACCAATTTCCAAACTCGCGGTGATTTTGAAGATGCTCCTGGCGATACACCAACACCATTCTCTAATCCGAACGCTGCTTCTTCAACTCAGATCGTTATACCCGAGATTAACGTTCAGATGAAGTCAGAGACCATCTCAGCTAAGACACGTAAGTTGAAAGCACAATGGACTCCGGAATTCGCTCAAGATTTGAATGCTTATCATTCTCTTGATGCTGAAGCAGAGTTAACCGGTATGCTTTCAGAGTATATCTCTCTTGAGATCGATCTCGAGATCCTCGATATGTTAATCGAGAATGCTCAGACAGTTGCAAACTGGTCTGCACAGATTGGTAACCAAATTAACGCAGCTGGTACTGCTTACACTAGCAATACTGCTGGTGCTTACTATAACCAGATGTCTTGGTTCCAAACTTTAGGTATTAAGCTTCAAGCTGTATCTAATAAAATCCACCAACTGACTTTACGTGGCGGTGCTAACTTCCTAGTATGTTCACCAACTGTAGCTACAATCCTTGAATCTATTCCTGGATTTGCAGCTGATACTGATGGTGCTGCAGATACTATGAAATATGCATTCGGCGTTCAGAAAATTGGTCAGTTAAACAGTCGTTATAAGGTTTACAAGAACCCTTATATGACCGAGAACACTATTCTATTAGGGTTCCGTGGTAACCAATTCCTAGAGTGTGGTGCCGTTTACGCTCCATACGTACCGTTAATTATGACACCTCTAGTGTACGATCCAGATACCTTTACACCAAGAAAAGGTATTATGACTCGCTACGCTAAGAAGATGATTCGTCCTGAATACTACGGTAAGGTATACGTTGCTAACTTAAACGTAGCTCAAGCTAGCTAATTCAGACTAGCTTAAAAAATAAAGACCGGCCCTGTAAGGCCGGTTTTTTTTATACTTATATCTACTATTTATATTAAAATTATTAATGCCTACTCTATTAGATTTAAGCAGAGATCCATACGGATTAAACGGTGGTACAATCGTTAGTGGATCAATAAATACAAAAGCTGATGCATTTTGGTATCTACCAGTAACAAATACTACCGCAATAATATCATTCAGCAGTCTAACTGGAGGACCGATTAGTGCATCATTTACAGCCGGTAACGGTATTTTCGGCGCAATTACTGAAGTCTCACAGTCATCCGGTATCGCCGTTCTCTACTCAGGTTCTTATCAATACCCCCACCCCTAATATAAATCCTTGAAAATATATAATATAGAACCCTCTTTTGAGGGTTTTTTATTCTCTTTTGCTTACTATTTATATCAAACGGTCTATGCATGGTGACAACAACAGTTACAAGAAAGAAAAAACTTAAGAATCCAATTAAATTTCAGGTTACACTTAATGAAGAACAGAAAGTTGCGAAATCAGTTATTCTTGAAAACAAGATAACAGTACTAAAAGGTAGTGCAGGATCAGGAAAATCGATAGTAGCTGCTCAAGCTGCACTCGATCTACTCTTTACCGGACAGGTTGAAAAGGTAATACTAACTAGACCTGCCGTAACTGCTGGAGAAGAATTAGGTTTTATGCCCGGAGATAAAGACGCTAAGCTAGCTCCCTATACAGCAGCTATATACGATAATATGTATAGGCTCTATAATAAGGAAAAGATAGATAGAGAAATTATTGAAGGTAGAATAGAGGTTATTCCGGTAGCATTTATGAGAGGCAGGAATCTTACAAACTGCTGTGTAGTAGTAGACGAAGGCCAAAATATTACACACAGGCAGATGGAGCTAATTCTTGGTAGAATATGTGAAGGATCAAGAATGATTATATGTGGTGATACTGCACAGATTGATTTAAAAGATAAAAAATTATCAGGTTTTGGATTTATATGTAATAACTTGACCAACGTAATAGGTTTTTCAGTTGTAACTCTGAAAACTAATCATCGCGATCCAATCGTTGAAGATATTTTAAAAATTTATTTAGATCATAGAGATTAAAAAATGGCTAATCCAATAATTTATAACGGCGATCCAGGGCCAATTTCAGGCAGTACCCCATTTGGATTTTACGATAATGACGCAGATTATCAAACCGATGGACCAAAAGTAGCAAACTACTGTGCATGGAAACTAGGATATCCCGTACTCGACGTTGAACTACAGTCCGGATCGATTTACGCTTGTTTTGAAGAAGCCGTTTCAATCTACGCCGAAGAATTATATCAACTTAAGATAAAAGACAATTACCTAACGCTTGAAGGACAGCCGACTTCCTCTCTATTAAACAGTATTGTAGTCTCGCCTAACTTAACCAACCTGGTTAATATAGCCGAAACTTACGGTCAAGTAGCAGGAGTAGGTGGATTTATAAGTTGGAGAAGTGGTTCGTTGGAACTTATATCTGGAGAGCAAAACTATAACGTATACGACTGGGCAGTAGCATCACAGAGTATGAGTCCGGGAGATAGAATAGTAATTCAAAGAATAATGTATCAAGCACCGCCTGCGATTTACGGATACGGGTATGGTGCTTATTATCCTCAATTAGGTGGATCGGGTGCATGGCCTGGTAGTTGGGGCGGATACGGAGCTATGGGTGGAGGGAACAACGCTGCTACTTATTATCCTGTATTTTGGGATATTCAAAGAATTCAAGAATTAGAAATGTCAAATGACGTACGGCTTCCTGAATGGTCGTTTGAGCTTATTGGAACTAACTTAAGAATTACTCCAGTACCTCTAGGCAGTAATTATGGCGGATACCGTTCATGTATTTCAATTCAATATGCATTCCAATCAGACCTTATGTCTTTGACAGAAAATAGCCCATACGGCAGTAATAAAGGTCTAGTAGCAAATGCAGCATTAGCTCCATACGGTCTAATCACATACTCCTATATTAATCAACCGGGCAAACAATGGATCAAAGAATATACAGCTGCACTTACTTCTGAATTGCTTGGTTTGATACGCGGAAAATACCAAACTGTACTTATTCCAGGGGCAGAAGCTACACTCAATTTTGCTGATTTAATCTCACGTGGTAAAGAAATGCAAGTAGCTTTACGTGAAAAATTACGGCTTGACTTCGAAGACATGTCAAGACAGAAGCAGCTTGAAAGAAAACAGTCTGAAAACAATTCTCTTAACGATACTTTAAATAGTATACCGTTAATGGTATATATCGGATAACTATGGCACTATTCGGTTCAGTAAGAGATGCAACAATGCAACTTGGCGTAGCCGGCGAGTTTGTAAATAACGTAGTAACCCAGCAAATAGGCTACTATAAGATAGTAATACCCTCATCCCCTCCGAATATCTATGGCGAATCATCCGTTAAGCAATATATCGGCCCGGTACTTTTAAACTGTTTAATAGTCAGGGGCGACTTCTCAACAATTACCGATAATAATTTCGGACCTGATAGTAGAAGGGAAGTAGATTTTAGATTTTTAAAGCCAGATCTAGAATTAGCTAATATAGTGCCTGAGACCGGTGATATTATTATGTATAACGAATTATATTACGAAGTAGATAATACTAACGAAAATCAGCTTTTCCTTGGAAAAGATCCCAATTATTCTTACTCTGAAGGATTAAACAACTTTGGTACTAGTTTTTCTATCATTCTAACCACCCATATGACATCACCTGAAAGATTAGGTATAACACAACAGAGACTCTAATATGCCACAAATAGTACGTCCAGAGAATAGAAGGGAGTTTATGAATAAACTTATCATACCTGCTGATCCGCAGTATGGCAATCCAAATATAGTTTTTTCTGAACCTTTCAAACCAGGACAACCTGAATTTAATAGGGCATATGAAACTGCTTTTGAACCTACAGGAGACAAAAAATACTCAATAGGATTAAAAGATATTGATCAATCAATAATGTACCATTTTGCAAACGTTCTTAAGCTTACGGTATTTCAAAACAATTCTACGGTACTTGTTCCCGTTATATACGGTTCACCTGAAAAATGGAAATCAATACAAAAAGACGGATACTATCGTAATAATGTAGCAAAAATAATGTCCCCTCTTTTAGTTTTTAAAAGATCTTCAGTTGTACAGAATAGAACGCTCGGAAATAAAATAGACGGTAATGTTGCTAAAAATGTTCAACTATACGAAAAGGCTTTCTCAAAAAGAAACGTATATGATAACTTCAATGTTTTGCAAAATCAAAAGCCGCAGAAAGAATATACGGTTGTAGTTACGCCTGACTATGTTACTGTAAATTATACAGTAATAATGTGGACAAACTATGTTGAACAAATGAATAAGTTGATAGAAGCTGTAAATTTTGCTTCTAATTCATACTGGGGTGACCCCGATTCATTTCAGTTTCTTGCAAAAATTGAGACGTTTAATGACGCGCAAGTCTATGATCAAGGTGAAGATAGATTGGTAAGAACTGAATTTGATTTAACTGTCAACGGTTACCTTATTCCGGATTCGCTAAATGCCTATTTAGCACAGCTTTCAGGAAAAACTTATAATATATGTAAAATAGTATTTACAACCGAACAGGTGCAGTAAGGTAGGTTTCTTATTGTTACGGAACGAACTATTTATAATCAAATTTCATAGAGTGGCAGATACTATATCAACTTCCGGTATATCCCCCGGTCAATTAATTAAGTCCGAACAGGTTCTCAGAATTATTTACGCTCTAAATGGAGTAAGCGGTAGTACAATCCTTATTTCAGGTAGTCTTGGAGTAAGTGGATCTGCAAACTTTTTAAATACTGTTAATTTCTTTGCAGGATTAACCGGTTCATTATTTGGGACCTCTTCTTATGCTGCTACCGCATCGGTTATACAAGGAGCGGCTACAGGGTCTTTAATTACAACAGCTTCATTTTCTAATCCTTCTATTACATTTACTAAAGGAGACGGTTCAACTTTTTTAGTAAATTTAACAAGTCTTGTTCCTCTTACAGCATCACATGCTTTAACTGCTTCTTATTTTAGCGGTTCAATCTCAAATGCTATATCTGCTTCTTATGCTCTTACAGCATCGTATGTTGCTAACGTATCATCTTTCCCTTTTACTGGAAGCGCTATTATAAGTGGTAGCTTAAATGTAACAGGAAGTACAAATATAAGCGGCGCTTTATTTGTAAACGGTCTTTCCCTGAGTGCAGAGAATGGGGGACAATTAGCTATATGGAAATATACATCAAGTTTAAATACAGGAGTAGATCCTGGTAACGGATTTTTTAAACTAAATCAATACTGGTCATCATCTCCTACTGCTGCATCGTTCGACAATTTTGCGTATGATCCAAACGTAAGTTTTTCAGGTTATTTAGATAATCTAACAGTAGGTACAGTAATAAAACTTGTAAGCCTTGCAGAAGCAGGTACCTTTAAACTACTACAAATTACAAGCGTAGCACCCCCTGAATCTGGTTACGAAAGTTATGGAGTATCACAGTTAACTTCAGCAGGTAACGACCCCGCTGAAGGAGATCAATTTGCATTTATACCAGTAGGCGCATCTGGGGAGGGTTTTAATACAATCAACAACGCAGGACCTGGTAGATTAATTATTTCTGACGGTTCGACTAATGCTGCTACAGCGTCATCTGATTTAATTTACACAGGTAGTACTTTTTTCGTAACCGGGTCAGCTACTATTGTAGACATATATAGCAATTATTTTTATGTTAGAAATAAACAGACACAACAGCCTGTATTTACAGTAAGCGAAAGTGTTGTACAGTTCGCGACTCAATCAGCGATTCCTACCGGCACTGCACCTAATGGAGGAATATGGTTTACATCAACTAATCTTTATGTAGGTTTAGATTAAAATTAACTATTTATTAAAATAAAAAGACAGAAAAATGGCAAATTGGAAAAAAGTAATAGTATCGGGAAGTGTAGCTCAGTTAAGTAATTTAAGTATTAGTAGTAACTTAGCTGTAACCGGCTCGGTAAACGCTTTAGGACTTACTAATGCAAATAAGCCGAATATAGTTTCTTATGATACAACTACAGGTTTATTCACTTATCAAGGTACCGGTTCATTTACCGCAACTACTGCTTCTTATATTTTAAGTAGCGGGGTAGATGGCCCTCTAGGTATGAATAGCATACTTACTGCCTCTCATGCCGTAAGCGCTTCAATTGCAGGTAGAACAAAAGGTACTTTATCTCAAGTAGCTGGCGGGGGTCTTAATGCTTTTTCTTTCAACGGTAGTACTGACGTAACAGTAGAAGTCAGCGGTGCTGCTCAACTTTCTCAAAACGCTATTACAAAGTGGAATGACACAGATAATAAGTTTACCAATTCGAGTCTCTTTGATAACGGTACTTTAATAACCGGTAATACATCGATAGTACTTACAGGCGCAAATTCAAGCTTAACTGGTTCATTTAGCGGATCATTTAAAGGAGACGGTTCACAACTAACCGGCCTTGTAACTGAATTAGACTTCTCTGGTTCAACCGGAAGCGGTAATGTAGATCTTTTAACTCAGGTATTTACAATTACCGGTACAGCTAATGAAATAGAAACATCAGCTGCCTCCCAAACCCTAACAATCGGGTTACCTAATAACGTTACTATTGGTAACAATTTAGTAGTTAGTAATAATTTAACAGTATTCGGTACTGCTAGCTTCCAACAAACAACAAATCTTGAGGTTGCAGATAGATTTATTCTTCTTGCTTCTGGATCAAACGCAGCAGGTGATGGGGGTATCGTAGTACAGCAAGGAACACAGAATGTAGGCGAATTATTTGCATTCGATAGCGGAACTACAAGATGGGGATTAACTGGTTCATTTACCGCCAATCAAAGTACTTATACACCTGATGCATTTATGGCAGCAGCGGTTTTAGGTTCAAGCGGAGATCCAACAACAGCACCAGGTAGGTACATTGCAAAAGGTAATATATTTATAGGTAATGACGAAACAATTTGGATATATTCTTAATAGAGTTTTCAAAAGAGTAGTTATGGGTTTTAACGCAAATAACGTAGTAGTAAATAATAAACGTGTAGAGGAGCTCCATAAGGCTCCTTTACCTGTCTTAAGTCTTAATAAACCTGAGGTTGAGACTTTGTTAAATTTAATAAGAGAATCTCATTTCAAAGGAGAGCAGGTTCAAAAGATATTTGAATTAGTGCTAAAACTTCAAGACTATTACGTTAAGCTACCCTGATTCTGTGATATTTATATGAAGGAAAGTACTGTAGGCCGAAAGGAAGTAGGCATATACACGGCATAAGTGTATGTATCTAACCACAGTGTAAATTTGTATTACTATGCCGAATTGGAAAAAAGTCATCGTAAGTGGCTCAAATGCCTCTTTAAACTCATTAACAGTAGCTACAAATGTTGTAGCTGAATCATTCACTGGTTCTTTATTTGGAACTGCTGCTTCAGCTTCTGCCGCTTCAGTATTTAATATTTCATCTTCATTATATTCAGCTCAAGGAGCTTTAGCTGGTGTAGGTACAACAACAATTGTCAATATATCCACAGGTTCATTTAGAGCTGGTTTTTTTGATTATGTAGCTTCAAGCGGAAGTAATGCTCGAGCTGGTACAGTGATGTCTGTCTGGGATGGTAGTAATGTAAACTTTACTGATAATTCAACAACAGACATTGGAAGTACTACACTTGTTACAATGAGTGTAGCTTTAAGTGGTGCTAATGCTTTATTAAGAGCAACAATAAATGGAGATACTTGGAATATAAAAACAACTTATAGACTTATTTAAATAAAAATTAATGGCTTTGAATCTTTCAGATATTACCTTTACTTGGCAGTTTAATCCACTTTTTGTTAGCCCTACATCGACTGAACATAATGATGTTGTTACTAAAGTTTTTTACGAACTTAGAGCAACTATAGGGTCTGTTAGTGGATCAGTAGGTGGATTTCAAGAGATACTTCCGATATCACCTTCTGGAAGCTTTATTCCTTTTCAAGACTTAACATCACCTATAATACAGCAGTGGGTTGAATACATGCTAGGAGAAGAGGGTGTAAAAAACCTTAAGACTGACCTTAAAGAAAAGCTTGAAAATAAATTGAATCCTACTTTTGTTATAAAACAATCTCCTTGGATTCTATAGTGATTTATTTAGCTATAAACAAGATTTTAACTATTTATATAATATATTAGCATATATAAAACCCCTACCTTAGGGAAAGTGAACTAAGGGAGATAAACATGGCGAATGAATTTATTGTCCGTAACGGCCTAAAGGCCCTAAATAATTCACAAGTTACAGGATCTCTCTCTATTTCCGGATCACTTGCCGTTCCGGCTATACCTTTAGGTTCAACTGAAACTAATGTAGTAGTAACTGATACGGATGGAACTTTTAAATATAGAACTAATCTTAGTCTCCAAGGTACACAAGGAATTCAAGGTATTCAAGGCAATACCGGTACTCAAGGCATCCAAGGTACGCAAGGCATACAAGGTACTCAAGGAATTCAAGGTATTCAAGGTATTCAAGGTAATAACGGAACCCAAGGTATCCAAGGTACGCAAGGCATACAAGGTACTCAAGGAATTCAAGGTATTCAAGGTAATAACGGAATCCAAGGCATTCAAGGAATACAAGGAACCCAAGGAATACAAGGAACCCAAGGAATACAAGGTAATACAGGAATACAAGGTATACAAGGCATACAAGGAACTACCGGTCCTCAAGGAACTCAGGGCGTTCAGGGCTCAACCGGAACCCAGGGACTACAGGGCATACAAGGTATTCAAGGTACACAAGGAACACAGGGTATTCAAGGAATTCAAGGCTTAACCGGAACCCAAGGAATTCAAGGCGTACAGGGTATTACCGGTCCACAAGGCACGCAAGGTACTCAAGGAATTCAAGGGGTACAAGGCATAATTGGTGCTCAAGGTAGTCAAGGAACACAAGGTATTCAAGGAATACAAGGAATACAAGGAATACAAGGTACACAGGGTACTCAAGGAATACAAGGTACACAAGGCACACAAGGTATTCAAGGAGTGCAAGGAACTACCGGTACACAAGGTACACAAGGAATACAAGGTACACAAGGAATACAAGGCGTACAGGGTATAACCGGTATTCAAGGTATTCAAGGTATACAAGGTATACAAGGTTCTCAAGGCACTCAGGGGATTCAAGGCGTACAAGGTACTCAAGGAATACAAGGAACACAAGGAACACAGGGAACACAAGGTACCCAAGGCATTCAAGGAGTGCAAGGAACTACCGGTACTCAAGGTATTCAAGGTATTACAGGACCACAAGGTATACAAGGTATTCAAGGTATTCAAGGTACACAGGGTATTCAAGGCACGCAAGGTACGCAAGGCATTCAAGGTATACAGGGAATACAAGGTACGCAAGGGACTCAAGGGACTCAAGGAACGCAGGGTATCCAAGGCATACAAGGTACGCAAGGAATACAGGGTATACAGGGGGTACAAGGCATAACTGGAACCCAAGGTATCCAGGGTATTACTGGCCCTCAAGGTACGCAAGGAATCCAAGGTACGCAAGGAATTCAAGGAATTCAAGGGATTCAGGGTACCCAAGGTACACAGGGTATACAAGGCCCCCAGGGTACACAAGGAATACAAGGTATTCAGGGAATTCAAGGTACAACAGGACCGCAAGGTACTCAAGGTACTCAAGGAATTCAAGGGATACAAGGTAACACTGGTACGCAAGGAACCCAGGGAACTCAAGGAATCCAAGGTATACAAGGAATACAAGGTACGCAAGGTACACAGGGAACTCAAGGAACTCAAGGAATACAAGGCATTCAAGGTACACAAGGAATTCAAGGTATTCAAGGTACAACCGGTACACAAGGTATACAAGGCATACAAGGAACTACCGGTCCTCAAGGAACTCAAGGCATCCAAGGTACTCAAGGTACTCAAGGCATCCAAGGCATTCAGGGAATACAAGGTACACAAGGCACAACTGGCGCTCAAGGTATACAAGGTAATACTGGTACTCAAGGAACACAAGGAACACAGGGAACGCAAGGTACGCAAGGTACGCAAGGCATTCAAGGAGTACAAGGCTTAACTGGAACTCAAGGTATCCAAGGTATTACAGGACCGCAAGGTACACAGGGTGTACAAGGTACCCAAGGTATACAGGGTATTCAAGGCACGCAAGGTATACAGGGTATTCAAGGCATACAGGGAATACAAGGTACGCAAGGTACTCAAGGTACAATTGGTACACAAGGTATACAAGGCATACAAGGTACTCAAGGAACACAAGGAATCCAGGGTATACAAGGCACCCAAGGAACTCAAGGAATTCAAGGTATACAAGGTACAACAGGACCGCAAGGTACGCAAGGAACCCAAGGTACTCAAGGGATACAAGGTAATACCGGTACCCAAGGAACACAAGGAACACAAGGAACCCAAGGTATCCAAGGCAATACCGGTATCCAAGGTATCCAAGGTATTCAAGGTATACAAGGAACTACTGGACCTCAAGGAACACAAGGAACACAAGGTATCCAAGGTATTCAAGGTATACAAGGAACTACTGGACCTCAAGGAACACAGGGAACACAAGGAACAACTGGTACGCAGGGCATTCAAGGCGTAACTGGTCCTCAAGGTACTCAAGGCATACAAGGTATTCAAGGAACACAAGGTACTACTGGTGCACAAGGAATTCAAGGTATACAAGGTATAACTGGCCCTACTGGACCAACGGGACCTCAAGGTACGCAAGGTATACAGGGTATTCAAGGTATAACTGGAACTCAAGGAACAACAGGACCTCAAGGTACACAAGGCATTCAAGGAATACAAGGTATTCAAGGTACTACCGGTCCTCAGGGTACACAAGGTACTA